TCATATACCTTTTGTGATATTTCTCCAGCAGCTAATTGCTTATCCAAGTCTTTTGGAGTACCCTTTTTTATTTTAACATCGCTTACTTTCTTGCCTTTTGTTTGGGCTACATGTGCCTTTTTATAGAACTTGCTTTTTATTCTTTTGCGAAGACCTTCTCTTACTTTTGCCTTCTGAGCTTTATTTAAGCCTGTGGTAGTTGCCATTTTTAATCTCCTTTATAGTGCTTTTGTTACCACGATATTTCCTTCGCGGCTTGTTTGTAGCCCATTTGCCAGTAAAACTTTCTTCATTAATAGGCGGCCTCTGCTTCAGGTTCAAGAACCCTGTAACTCCTGCTTATCGGTGGAGTTGGGTCCATGTCGTAAATTCTAGATAATGCATCTAAAAAATCTGGGTGTATAGTTGGAAAAAGATTATATTCATTATCTTTTACCCACTTCACTAGATCGTACAACTTACCACTCTCATCTTTTCGCATTATCTTACTGGACAAAAGAAAGTCTTGCTTTCTTTCCTTAGCATCCATCTGAAGCGAAGTAAGTCTGTTTTTATCTGTCGGATAAGGCCAGAAGAAAGAACCATCCTTCAGGTCCGGTTCTAGTCTTTGTATCCTATCTTTTTTAGATTGGGAACCACCACCTCCTACCCAATTCAATTCGTATATAGGAAAAGAACTTCCATCTATACGCATCATCTCTTTAAAGTGCTCTATATCACTCTGCGCTCCATAGCGCTCATAACCAATCTTAACTTCCCTTATACCTGGCGCTCTCTTCCATTTTGTTCTAAGCCTCTTTAAAAGGTCCCATCTTTCAGAAAGGCTCATTCTATGACAAACGCCGTCTAACAAATACTTATTGTAGTTTGCGTCTACGCCAACAACAGCCATAGCTGTTCTATTAGATTCTTTTTTCTTGGAGCTTGCGGGATCGACCATTAAATACGCATTCATTGTATAAGGCCTTATTTCCCACTCCATCCACCACTCATCATGAAAAGCTACATCACTACCAGCTATCGGATTTAATAACTGTTGACACGCTACTGTATAAGTAGACGTTGTCTTCTTTATCTCTTCCCATCTTTCCTCAGTAAGAAAGACAGGCACTCCATCCATTTGTCCATTATGTGTTGCAGTGTGGATTCTAGGCTTTACCGCTGCTCTTTGAAGTATTGTACCATAAGTATCTCCATAAGAATATCTTGTTCCTGCATACTGATACCTTGGATTATGAGTAGACCCCAAGTTAAGGGACAGTTCCCACTGAGTTGTAGTTTTACTTATTTGTTCTGGAGTAGATACTGATTCCTGAACAACTACGTCGTCATAAATGATAAGATCAAAATGTCGTCCAGTAGGCTGACCATCCACAAGTCCGTGGGCCTCAACAGTTTGTTCCTTCGGGTTAGCAGATCGCCTAACACATATACCTTCGTTCTCAGCCCATTTGGGAGCCTGTTGTCTAGGCTTTTCCCAGAGTATATCTGGGTATAGACTGCAAAGTTTTTCATTAGATTCTAGTTCCTGCATTACCTGACGCAAGAACGGTTTAGCTTGTCTTGCTGAAAACGACAACAATCCAATAGTTATATTTGGATTGCATAAGACTTCTTGTATAGTTCCAAGAAATGTTATGATAGAACTTTTGTAATGAAACCGAGCCCATAGGTCCAGCCTTCTATCCCTATCACTTTCTACTTCTCTACATCTGTCATATATCCAAGGATGTAACATATCGTGACGATTACAAAGAAACACACCAAGATAATACCTGTCAAGCTGACCCAGAGTCCTGATAAAAGAATCATCAATATTAGGATCGTCATGGCAGTCAGCATACGCAGCAACAACTTTATAAAACTGCTCATTCTGAGCCCACTCTGCAAATTGGATAGCAGCCTCAGAATTTTTTCCTTCAACAAAATATCCTTTAGAAATTGTAGGGAGCATTACTAGCCCCCTTTATATCCAGCCGCGTAAGCAGCTTTTGCTTGCTGCTCAGCCTTTTTGCGGGAAGCATAACACTTTCCCTTGTTTCCCCACTTCCATCCTTTCTTACCGCTTGATAACTTACACCTCTTTATCGGCATCTTTCTTTACATCAGGACCCATGAGTTCTTCAGAGAATTCCCCCTCTTTAGTAATTACCTTAAGTAAAATAGAACCATCTTCCTGCTTTTCTGGTTTATATGTAGTAGGAACCATTTTATATACTGTAAATTCAACTCCTTCCTCTCGCATACATGCCTTTCTCGTGTAATTTTCTAAACGATCAAACATATTATCTACCATCATAAGAGGGCTTCTATGCCCCGTCATTCCCATCATACGCTCAAACATCCTGTCCATCGCTCTAACTTGACTACCTATCATTGATACACCCATTTTATTGCTCCTGTAGTTTACACCAAAATTAAATTTCTGCTTCGCCTGTTAAAAGTTTCTGTAGTTCTTGAGGATTTTCTATCAAATATTTTATGTAATTGGGGTCTAATCCTTCAGCCCAGGGGTATTGCCTTATAAAATTACTAATCGAATCCTCTTCTTGATCTTCACCGCCGCCCCCTTGTAGATGGTCGCCAGAGGCTATAGCAGCTGCTACTTGTGCTAGCATAGCCTGGCCGGTTGTGTTATCATACATGCCTTTGGCTATAAGGCTATTCTCAATAGCCTGTAGCGCACCAAGCCCAGGCACTACTGCCTTTGCAAGATACCCAACAAATTTGCCAAACTTAGAAGGGCCATGAACAACAGTAAACGCTTTCATCGTTTGGTCCATACTGGCATATGCATTAGCAAGAGTAGTATTATTAATACCGTGAGTTTGTCCCTGCGGGTTTCCCCTTAAAGCGTCTAATGTTTCCATATAGCCTTTAGCCAAATCCGCGTACGCCTGAGTATGGTACTTAGCATCTTTGGCTACCTCTTCTTCAACTGCTTTGGCTTTTTCTGTTATAGCTTCTTCATTCGACGGTTGGGCTGTTGGAATCCCAATATCAAGATTGGGATTGTCACCCCATACTGATGTTAGTGTGGGGGTTGCGGCGCTCCCATAACCAGGAGGTGGCGTATTGGGGTATCCAGCCAACGGATCGTAACCCGTTCCTTCTTGGTCTACCCTACCACTCTGCTTTGAACTGCCAATAAGGTTGTCGTAATATCCAGTTCCTTCTTGGTCTGTCCTGCCACTCTGCCCTACAAGATTATCGTAGTAGCCAGTTCCTTCTTGGTCTGTCCTGCCTTTTGAGATAAGACCAGGAGACCCACCAACCAGACCACTGCCATAACCACCATAACTATAGCCCGAAGGGTCTACACCGTAACCCCATCCTTGCCCATATCCTTCCATGCCGGAACCCATGGCATCTAAAGAAGGAGAGACCGCGTCCTGACCGTCTTGGGCATCGCTTAAATTAGCCTGATCCCCTTCATAATAACCAGCCACATCTGCTTGTGCAGCGGTTCCTACCGTTTCTCCGGATTGCCCAGCCTCAATTGCATCAGCTAAGGCACCTGCTAAATCAGCGAGGTCTGCCGCTGAACCATCTGTCGGAAAACCACCATAGCCTCCTGGGCCACCAGGACCACTATGCTCGGGCCCACCTGGGGCGCTGCTACTGGTGCCTGTATCTGAACCGCCTCTTTGTGCTCCTGGATCGGGCATAATCTATTTCCCCCTCTTAGAACGTTTAGTAGTATTAGCCATTCTCATTTGCTTGCCAGCTCTCTTGGCCGCGTCTTGTGCTTGCTTGACTCCTTTGGGAGTATAAGCGTATTTTTTTCCACCAACTGTAGGCATAATTCCTCCTAGTTTAAGACCTCTGGCCTTTCTTCATCTACTTCTAGTAGCTTCTCAATAATAGAATCAACATCGACGGCTTTCTTAACCTCGACCTTAGTTGTCTTTGTTTCCTTTATATCCTTCTCTTGCTTAGAGTAGGCTGACTTGTAACCGTGCTTGTTTACCATCATGAACGAATAGAGAGCGGTGTTGAATGACTTGTTATTCAAATTGTCCCTGGCAATACCAATCCAGAAAGCTTCAGAGGCCTGTAACCCCAATTCTACTGCTTCCTGAAAATCTTTCTTTCTGGGGTCTTTCAACCACCTGTACCACGTACTTTTATTAATTCCAAGAAATTTACATATCTCAACAACAGTGGAACCATTAGCAAACATTTCGTTTACTTCTTTCTTATTTGCTGGTGTCCATACACTGCTATGTACTATCTCGCCTTTTCGTCGTTTCATGATGATATGTAATCAATTATTAATTTACCTTTCAGATGATCAATTTCATGCTGAATACAAACAGACTTAAGACCACTAAAATCCTTTGTAATAGTGTCTCCGTCTAAATCTCTATATCTTACCTTTATATTTTTTGATCTTTTTATTTTGGCTCTCATATCTGGAAATGACAAACAGGCCTCATCAGTAAAGACCTCACCATCTTTCGCCTTTATCTTTGGGTTCACCATTGCGGTTAAATTTGACATATCGTCGGAAGGATCAAAGATGATGAGGTTCTTCTGTATTCCTACTTGTGGTGCAGCAAGCCCAACTCCATCGTGGGCATACATGGTATCAGCCATATTCTTAACGACACCCCTAATATCCTCGTGCACCCCTACATCAAAGTTCTCATCTCTTAATTGAGGATTAGGAAAAGCTAATATATCAAGAATTGCCATTAAGAAGATCGTCTAACTCTGCAATCTTTGTTGAAATCGTATCAGTAAATAAAAACGGGAGAAGCCCGTGTAGCACACCGACAACCCCCAAAATAAATAACCCACATGAAATTTTACATATATACCCCATGTGACCAAAATATTCCTTTCTCTCTATGTGTGAAAAATTCATTAAACTTTCGTTCTCTTTTTTGCTAGCGCTCTCTTCCTGGCTGCTAGTTTCTTCTGGTTCGCTAACTTGTTAGCTCTCTTAGCTGCAAGGGCTTTCTTCTTAACTGCTATGGCTCTCTTATTTCCAGCACCAGGTTTAGGAGCACCGCCAACAACGGGCCTAACTTTAGGAGTTACAGGCTTTTTCTTGCCTACTTTCCTGATTGTGCCTGTAGCGCCACCAACAACAGGTCTTGTAACCTTGCCAGCTGTACCAGCTGCACCGCCTTTCCCGGGTAAGGATGGTTTACCCTTCCCTATTGTGCCGACAGCTCCACCAACAGGTAGTCGCTTCTTTATTGCGCCGACAGGTATTGGTCGCTTCTTTACTCTCTTCTTTAAGCCGCTAGTTGTAAGTACCATTATAACTCCCTAGTATTAATATATATATTATAGTAATTAATATAATAATATATATAACATATAATATTACTATATATCCTATAGTTTAATTAAGAGGGCCGTGAAGGGGCAGGAGAGGTACGTCCGAAGACGCCGATGAGAGGGAAGTGCCCCAACACGGGCCCAAAATTCCCGTGTAGTCCATTACTTATGTAACCATTATAGCATATTAGGGGGTATGGCTTGGAAAATATACCAAAGATTTTTAACAAAAATTTTAAGACAGGCCCTAAAAACCAAAATTATTTCTAACGATGTCGCAAATAGACAACAAATAAGGGTGCCATAAGGCCCTAGTAGGGACCCTTTAAGTGTGAGAGTGCGTGTTTTTTATTGTATGTATAGGGGCGGAGGAACGGGACTCCGAAACCTGGATCAACATCAGCCCTGGCCAGGAGTACCTTCCAAAACTTTCAACTTCATCAGGGTTATCAAGGGGTTGCGTGTGTGTGCGTGTGCCGTGTGGGTGTTGCTTTTCCTGTGGATTGCTGTATAATGGCTGTACCGGTTGAGGAAACGCCGGCAAGGCGGGGGTGCATATAAGCAGTCGCACAGTTCCCCGCGACTCTGACCAATGCCGACTAGGGTCATAGGATAAGCAACAAAAGAGCGTCGGGATAGAATCCGCAGATATGCCAGACGGGACGCACTCATCAACTGCTACGGTACGGTAGTCTGACCGTGGTGACCGATGGTGAGAAGTGCGATGGCGTGGAAGGTTTGAGTAAATGACCATGTCGTGTCCACACCTTTGTGTTGAGTGGGCAAGTACAGAACCGAGAGCGGTGGGATCATAGGCAATGGGGCTGTAATACCGTTGGATGTCCATAGCATTATTATGAGTGGTGCTGGAAGGCTACACGGGGGCACGTCGGAGTGTCCAGTCCGTAACCCGAAAGGGAACTGGGAAGCCAAAGTTTAGGTGTTGTTGACTTGGAGGATTGCAATTCCGCAGTCCATTGTTCAAACGGAGTAATAATGAACATAATCCAA